AAAGTCAAAAATCAAAATGACAAAGCAAAACGCAAAAACTGAACAAACCCAAATGTCAAAATCCAAATGACAACTGAAACCCAAATGCTTAAATATCAAAACTACTCCATTTTGTCATTTGGATTTTAGGCTTGATTTGACATTTGAGCCTTGTCATTTGGCATTGTTTAAGACTTGGATATCGGGATTCGGAATTTAGCCCCAGGGCAGCCAAAGGAGGCTTGTGAGATGACTGATTTCAACCCATCGCAACTAAACCGCATGGACACCCAACGCCTCGCGAACTATCGCACCAACCTTGATTTCTACCAGGGTGGCCACTGGCCCACCACGTCACGCCACCGTCAGCTTGTCTTTAACTACGCTAAGGTCTCCATAGACAAGCTAACCGGCTTTCTTATGCAGGGACTCGGCTTTGCCTGCTATCCCCGGGAGGAAACAGAAGAGCTTAAAGCCAGAGTAAGGCGAGCCGAGCAATTGCTACACAAGGTATATGAGCAGAACAACCTCCAGCAGCTCGATTACGAGACCGAGATTGACACCACCATCCTGGGAGACGGCTGCTACAAGGTGATATGGGATACGGACGAGAAACGTATCCGTATCACCGCCCCCGATGTCTCAGGCATCTATGCTTGGTGGCTGGGAGATGACACCTCGCGGGTCTGGAGGGTGGCTTCACGCTATATCCTCACCCAGGACGAAATATCCATCCTTTACGGACAGGGCATCGAGAAGAAGCAGGCCGCCATAACTGAGCTCTGGACGGATAAGGCCTTCGACATTTACCTGGATAATGACCTCATAGAGTCCAGGTCCAACCCTTATGGCTTTATCCCGTTTATCATCTTCCCCAATGTAAAACAGCCCAAGCACTTCTGGGGCGAGTCGGATATCCCCATTCTTGTCCAGCCCCAGCGGGAGCTTAACCGGGCCTTAAGCCAGCTATCCCGCATCTTGGAACTGTCGGGAAATCCCATCGCCGTCCTGGAGAACATCGTATCAGCTGAGGACATCAAGGTCCAGCCTGGAGCCCTGTGGACCATACCGGAGGACGCTAAGGCTTATCTTCTGGACTTACTCCAAGGCGGCGGAGTCCGGCTTCACGTCGATTATATCGATTTGTTATACCGTGCCCTCCATGATATTTCAGAGATGCCCAGGGTTGCCTGGGGAGGCATCGAGAAGGAGCTCTCCGGCAGGACCGATGTATATCACCAGCGTAATGCCCTGATATTAAAGCTGGCTGAAATGTTTATGAACGAGAACTTTGAGGGAGTGAACCATAGAGTGGTCTGGGGTCCCATCCTGCCTCAAGATATAGATAGGCAAGCCCAGACCGAGCAGCTCTTAGTCCAGGCGGGAGTCCACAGCCGGAGGACCGCTATGGACGAGATGGGAATACAGGACCCTGACGAGGAGTTCAGCAGGTGGTTGGAGGAGAGGGAGAGGATATTACAGATGAATCAGGAGTTCAGGGCACAGTCCACACGTGGCGGAGCGAGAGAGAGTGGTTGCCGCGGAGATGGAAGTGCCTGAATAATAAGCTCACCCCCTTGTCACTGCGAGTCCCGATTTATCGGGACGAAGCAATCTCAAGGGCAATAGGAGAAATATATGGAAAACGAAACCCCGGAAACTAAAGAAACACAAAACACCGCCCCCGAGGACTTGGAGGCTATCGCGGCCCAACTCGAGGAAGAAAAGAAGGCCAAGGCTGCTGCTGAGGTGTCATTAGCTGAGAAGGACGCCCGCATCGCCGAGCTCGAAGCGACCGCTGCCGAGCTTAGCCAGGTCCAGGAAGCCAGAGACCAGGCCGTCGCCAAATACCTCGATGCCGTCAGAGCCCTTAACCCCACCATTCCCCGGGACATCATCGCTGGGGAGACCATTGAGGAGATAGACGCCTCGGTCGAGAAAGCCCGGACCATCGCCGACGCCGTCAGGGCCAACCTCGAAGCCCAGGCTAGAGAGGTCCGAGTCCCCACAGGAGCACCAACCAGGGGCAGCATTTCCCTTGAGGGCTTATCCCCCAGGGAGAAGATCGCCGCTGGGATTCAGCAAAAAGGAGGAACTAGCTAATGAGCATGTCTTTAGAAGAAGCAAGTAAACTCTCGACCGATATCCTGCTTAAAGGAATCATCGAGACCATCATCAAGGACAGCCCCATTTTACAGGAGCTGCCCTTCATCCAGATTGTCGGCAACAGCCTCAAATATAACAGGGAGAAGACTTTGCCCACCGTAGGCTGGTACGCCCCGTTGACCGGCACCTGGACGCAGTCCGAGCCGGCTTTCGAGCAGTGCTCTGCCAGCCTTTGCGTCCTTGGCGGAGACGCCGACGTCGACAACTTCCTCAAGGCCACCCGCTCTAATATCCAGGACCTCGAGGCCGCCGTCATTGAGCTGAAGGCCAAGGCCCTGAGGAACGAGTTTGAGAGCACCTTCCTGAACGGCGACTCGGACGTCGATGCCAACCAGCCCGACGGCCTCTACAAGACCCTCAAGGGCACAGCCTGGGAGGCCACTACTGCCTACTCCCTGGGAGATATCGTCGTCCCCACCACGGGCAAGGAGAACGGCTTCCGGTACGAGTGCACCACTGCTGGTGCTTCTAGCTCAACAGAGCCCACCTGGAAGACCACCGAGGGCGAGACCAACACCGACGGCACTGCCGTCTGGACCTGCCGACTCGGCAACCACCTCGGCTCGGGCCCGAACGGCGCCACCCTCGCCTTGACCAGCATTGATAAGCTCATTGACCTTGTCCGTGGCGGCAAGCCCGATATACTCTTAATGAGCCGCCGGTCCCGCGGGAAGATTACAGCGCTGGCCCGAGCTGCCGGTACCAACCTACAGGTCGGCCAGGGCAAGCTCGGCGAGTTCGTTGAGCTCTATAACGGCATTCCCGTCGCCATCTCCGACTGGGTCAAGGACAACTACACCGTAGGCACGAACACCGATTGCTCGGCCATCTTTGCCTTCCAGATGGGAGAGGGAGCCGTCTGCGGACTTAGCAGCCCCGAGATGATTCAGGTCGAACGCCTCGGGTCCCTGGAGACCAAGGACGCTTCCCGGACCAGGGTCAAGTGGTATGTATCCCTGGCCAACTTTTCCATAGTCAAGGCTGCCATGCTTACAGGAGTGAGAGACTAGCGGAAAGCAAGAGTCAGTAGTCAATAGTCAGAACCTATTGGCTACTGGCTCCTGACTACTGGCTACTAACAAGGTAAGAAGATGAACCTAACAGAAATGCGAGCCAGAGTCCGTGAGGACCTCCAGGACACCGACAGCCAGAATTACCGCTGGACGGACGACGAGGTCGACGGAGCCATCGAGAGGGTAGTTACGGAGTACTCCCTCCATGCCCCCATCGAGCAGCAGGACGATATCGCTACCACCGGCGGCGATACCGAACTCGATATCTCCTCCCTAACAGGACTGCTTGAAATCGAGTCCGTCGAGTTCCCCATTGGACAGACCTCTAAATATCTCCAGAGGACCGACTACTGGGCCGGCAAGCTTTATATGGAGGATGAGGGGGATGGAGAGGACGCCCGGGTAAGATGGCTTAAGAAGCACACCTTGGACGCTCAGTCCACCACCATCCCCGCCGAGCACGAGGAGATTATCGTCCTCGGCGCGACAGGCTACTTAGCCATGTCAGCCTCGGCCTACACAGTGGACAGGGCCAGCATTGCCGGCCGGCACGCCACCATCAACTTCAAAGCCTGGGGTAAGGAACGCCTCGACCACTACGGCAGGAAACTCAAAGCCATCGCCTGCACCAGCCGAGTGATCCAGAGGACACTCTATACCGAAGATGATTGAAGTCGCCATCCTCAAAAACTTCGACAGCGGTACCTACAAGGCCGGCGTCCAGCTCGTAGGATCCTTGACTACTTATTTCGACAACGTCAACGTCGCCCATAACATAGCCTCAGGATAACCCCAGGGACGCTGTTGTCATCGCTGTATTTACCCCTTAAGGAGGAACCATGCCTAAATCAAAACTAAAAGAAGCACTCGAAAAGGAAAAGACCAAAGAGGGACTCCCCAAAGAGGCCTTCGCCATCGTCGGCGACCCCCAGGATCCTGAGACCTGGAAGCTCCCCCATCACACCAAGGCTATCTTCCGAGCTCTCCAGGGCCGCCTCGATATTGAGAAGACCGTGGACTGGGACCGCATGCCCGCCGCCGCCGCCGCCCTCAGCTCTGGCGGTTACCGTGGCGAGAGGGTCCAGGCCCCCGAGGAGGACGTCATCAAGGCCGCCCGCCATTTAGCTAGGCACTATGAGAAGGCAGGGAAGCCTGTCCCCGACACCCTGGGCGCCCTTATCTAGTTTCCCTCTTAAGGTAAGAGGGGCTCGGCGAGCACCCAGCGCCATGAGTGCTCGCCAAGGGGAGTTATGAACAAGGAGTGCAAATGCCAGAAGAGCAGAGCAAAGCTACTCCCGACCTGGTAACTGTTTTCTGTAACTTTTTCCGGGCCGCCACCAGGCCCGCCGTCACCGTCATATTTGCCGCCGTCATCGCCCATGTCGTCACCCAGGGAATCACGCCCCCGGAGTGGTTCCTTGCCCTGGCCATCCCTTGCATTACCTGGTGGTTTGCTGAGCGGACGGTAACGCATGTTAAAGAGAGGAAAGAGCAAGACTAATGGACTTCCTGAAAGGCATCAGACCTTCGACTTTCCTGAGCACCCACCAAGAGTGGCATGCCTTTGTCAACGGCTTCTGTGAGGTCCTTTGCCCTTGGCCACCGCGGCGCAAGCACATGCACGCAGATCTCCAAAAAGAAATTAAGGCCGAATATCACTACTACCAGTCCGGCCGAGCCATCGGCGTCATCGCCTGGCTAATCATCGCCAAAATCATCCAGGAGGCCTTCTGGTAAAACCAAAAATTAAAATGCAAAAAGCAAAAACACACGGCAAAAATCAAAAATCTTTAACTTTTAATTTGTCATTTTGATTTTTCATCTTTGATTTTTGAATTATGAGGAATTTATCAGATAGTTTATTCGCAGCTCAAAGGAAGGCCGACCGCCTTCCCTATGTCGAGGCCCAGGTCTATGACTACGAGGCGGGCATCAAGAGGCTATCCTGGACGAGGCTCTATGAAGGCAGCGAACCTGACAACCATCATGGCATCGCCTTCGACGGCCAGGGCAGCATGCACCGCGTCAGGGCGACAGCCGGCAACATTCTCTACCGCCAGAAAATCACCGACCCCGGCCCGAGCTCCGACTACTCCCAGTGGACGCAGATCGCCACCGAGTGCGCCGGTCCTTGTGCCATCGCCGCCTGTGGAGCCAAGGTTTACATCTTTTATAAGACCACCGGCAACGTCCTCTGGAAATACTACTCCCATGATTACGGCCAGACCTGGGATAATGCTCAACTCATAAGCTACGCCGATGTCCTATCCCTGGCCGCTTGTTGGTGGGGCACCGGCGACGTCGTCGTCTGCTTTGCCCTCAAAGCCAACGAGCTCAACGGCATAACCCTCAATACCTCCACTCAGACTGCCACCCCGCACACCTGGTCCGACGGCAACCATCCCTTGCTCAATACCTACGGCATCGGAGCTACCTTTAACTCTTTTTGGCACGCTATCGAGATCGTCCTTGCCGGCAAGGAGTCCGACACTCCCTATAATCACTACGACTTCTTCCGCACCCAGTTCTCCAACACCTATACCTTCCTCGCCCTCGAGAGCTTCCTGATGGCCCCCGACGGAGAGGATATCACTTACGAGTATCCCGACTGTCATCTTCCCTCGGGCGCTCAGCCCTATGAGACAAACCGTATCATCGCCGTAGAGAAGTTCGCCGGCACAACCGCCTACACCCGCCCCCTCGCCTGCCACATGGTTAAGAGCACATATTGGTCCGATACCACTTTCACCGAGCCCAAGCCCTTTCTGGACATTAGCTCAAGTTATGGCTTAAGGCTCCAGAGCACCGCCGACTACTGGTGGCTGGAGCGTCCCGACGGAGTCTGGAGAGCCCCCCGCCCCGCCGACTCGCCGCTCGATTTGACCGGGGATATCGTTGCTCTCTCCCAGTCCAGCCCTGGTACTTTAGTACTGGAACTCGACAACTCCAAGGGCCAGTATGTCCCGATTCCATCGGGGCTTCGCTTCCGCAGCGAAATCGTCCTTAAGCTCGGCTATAAGACCTCCGCGGGAGACGAGGCCTCCGATGTCGGCACTTACTGGATAGATTCCTGGGAGTATTCCTCGAAGCCCAACATGTCCCGCTTCATTCTCACCTGCCTGGACGGCTGGGGCCTTATGGACCGCTGGTCCGCCCGCTACCAGATGAGATGGAACAAGGACGAAGTCAACCCCAGGTCCGTCTGGCAAATCCTTTACCAGCTCTTAGCCAGAGTGGGCATTAAATTGACCAACACCCCGCCCAAGCCCCAATCCTCAGCCATCAACAATTTCTACCCTGACTTCGCCGTCAACCCTGGCACTCAAGGAACCCGAGCACTCAACAAACTCCTGTCCTTCGTCCCCGACAGGCTCGTATTCCGTGGCCAGGAGGCATTCACTAAGAATCCTCTGGCCGATGAGGAAAGCTGCTACTCCTACGGCACAGACCACGCCATCCTCAGTGGTAAATACACCGATGCCATCACTGTCTCCCGGGCCCGTGCTATCGGCCGGGACAGCTCCGATAACCGCATCCTGGAAGAAGCCCTGGACTGGGACTTACTCCAGCTCGCCATCGATATCCTGGAGCAGGACTATGACCCCAACCTCCAGACCACTATCAGGGCTCAGGAGAGGGCCGACGCCATCCTCAGAACTCAACAAACTCAATCAACTCCAGCAACTATTGTAGTCCCTACCAACGTTGGCCAGGAATTGCTCGATGTTGTCACTATCACCGACGCTCGCTGCGGTATCTCAGAGGAGAAATACCGTGTCCTGACTATCCAGACCGACTACAACCGCCGTCAAGGAATTTACACTCAGCGTCTGG